GTTGGCACGGATGTCATCTAGGCTCTGTGCGCTCCAGTTCGGTATAAAGAAGGTTTGAGCTGCCTTGATTCGGCCCATGCCATCCCAGTTGTTTCGACACTTTTTCGACATTTTTCGCCCAGAGTTCGACGTACAGGGCAGCAAAAAAATCTGTGCCGCTTTTTCCGGTCGGAATGTTTGTTATGATTGATGGCACTTGGATATCCTGAAAGGAATTGAGTTGATGGATTTTGAAGGAAGCTCACCAGATCACTTTGAGTATATTTCGCACAGAGCGAGATATTTTGAGTACGAATATAGAAGAAGGAAGCAAACTTACACTATCGTTTTGGTGTCTATGTTCTTGCTTACTTTGATTTTTTCGGTTCTATTTTTGCTTCCTCCTGTTCAAGGGATTTTATCAAAAAAGGAACAACTCCTAGCTGCTCAAGTTGAAGGTATAAAGAAAATACCTGACATTGAAAGCAAGTTGGAGAAGCTGCAGAGCCAAATTCAGTTGCTGACAACGGAATCTATAGATACTAGGCTTACTAAGGTTGAAACTGCAATTGGGTCTGGCAGTGTAAAGGCTGACCAAGTAAAGTCTTTTTGGCAGCTTGCAAAGGAAATTGATACTCTCAAAGGGTATATGTTTAAAGACCCTAAGGAACTTGTCGAGCTCAAAGAGCTGCAGAAGAATTATAGTTCTCTTGCTTCAACGACAGAGCTTTATGCAACGAAGGAAAGTGTGAATTCTCAAATTTCCACGATTCAAACGATACTTGGGATTTCCCTTGGTTTCTTTGGCTTGCTTTTCACTGTCGTCTTCGGTTCTTGGTGGTTTATCGGAAGGAAGCCCCAGGTTGTGGAGGTTCCTACTCGATCTGTTCATCGCCCTTTGAGCGCCACTGAAGAACACGGGGAATAATATGAGCTATCTTGTTTCGCTTTCATTGGATCTTAAACCTGCAAGTCAGGGAAAATACGAGATAGTAAATGAAATAATGAGCGCTAATGGATTGTTTAGATTTATTAATAGCTCTAGCGGGAATAAGGTCGATCTTCCAAATAATACATACATAGGCGAATTCGAGGGTGAGGGGGCTGCAAAAGTTCGGTCTGACTTGGCAGCGGCTATCGAGCAGGCTTTTAAAGAGAAAGGCGTAGAATCCCATTTCTTTATTGCCGTCGGCTCGGGCTGGGCTTGGTCGTCTAGGGCAACTTAACGGGAGCTGTTTTCTTTAAAGGGGCAAATTTTTGCCCCTTTTTTGCATAGACGCCCTGCAGAGCTTTTGTGCAGAATATTTCGATTTGTGGTGGTTCGATTGATATGAGAACTCCCCACGATCGAGTGTGGCCCATGCGTTATTTATTCCGTTATTTTTTTACGACCCTTCGGAATTTGAGGTGGTCTCTAAGTCTCTTTTGGTGTGACCATCCTGAGAGGTAGGGAAGGATGACTTTCGTTGAAGGTGCGGGATTTACGGGTTTGCTCTGTCTATAAGAGTGACGTGCTCTTCACGCAGAATGCGGACTCCATCCGGTGCCTCGACAGCGACTTTTACCTGCCGGTCCTGGACGCCAGCAATGGATATGTAGAGTCCTTGCGTGCGTAGCTGGTGGATGAGTTCTTCATCGGAGACGTTCGGGTCGATGAGGATTTCGAATCCTTAGGTCGGCAATAGACACAATGTCAGTGAGCCCCTAAGCTCCGTACAGGCCTTGTTGCTTGCTCTCCTGTTGCCGATGCCGTGTCTCGACTCGGTATTCAATCGACTAAGGGGATGCAGAGTCTAGCGATAAGACTCGTCGCAAGAATTGTCTGCTAACGGTTAGCTGTCTAAGTAATAAGGATATTTCAATGATGCCCCCTGCTGAGCTTGTGCTGTCTGGAATTGTTCGCCCTACAAAGGAAATGCTTGCTGGGATTGGCGATGTAGCAATTCACCCAGGCTCTGGAAGAACGCCATATATAGACGCAACTATATTTGACGGCATAACTTGGAGAGCTTTGGATCTGAAGGGGTTTGGTTTCAGTCTAGACAATAGAGGTTTTGGGCATTCCAGTGAGATTGGACCTATTATGCGGCAAATAGAAAGAAAGATTGCGGGTCATAAAGGTTCTCCAGTTTATTACGACTATCCAGCCAATAGTAAAAGACGAAAATACATCTATCGTGGAATTCCATAGTCATCTTTTGTTCAGCGCAACCGTTGGGGTAGCTAACTGCTGAGGCTACTTGTTTAGCCTCTCCGGCGCTTTTTCGCCTCTTGGCTTAACTTTGGGGTGATTAATGCCTCTTGGTTAGTTGTGATCAACTGGTCTAGACTTCGGATTCTGCGATTGCTCCTGTGTAGAGAGCCGAACACTTGGGATCAGTGCTACAGTGCAATCCAGTGTGTCGTAAGGTGAGTTTTGTGGATTCCAAGGCTGATTGCTTTCCTCTTGGGCTCATTAAGTTCGAAGTTTTTTCGACAGTTCGGTGGCAGCGTTATGAAAATTGAGGCCTGGTCACGCGGGATGATCTCCAAGGGGCTGGTCGCGGTTTCCGGAGGTATCAAAGAGGCGAGCTTTCGCCGCAATAGGCTCCTTGGTCTTTTCAGTAATTGGTCCAGATACTATTTTACTGTAATCAAGGATTTCATTGCGTTCACAGCATCCCTGTTGGCTTCTCGCTCAAAGAATCCTAATTTCCTAGGGTGTTCTAGTATTCTCCAATCGCTATACGCTTCCACCATGAATAGCAAGAATTGAGCTTTTGTGGGAATTATTAAGCTGATCATGTCGATATATCGTCCTCGCTCTTGCTCAGGGCAAATGTCGATAGTCAGTTTGAATAAGGCGCAGAACGACCTAGTCAACGAATAAATGCATTCGTGGTTGTTCTGGTCAATTTCATTTATCAGTTTGTCAAACTCTTCCTTGCTGCGTTCAGTGGATAGTAATGAGTTTTGTAAGTGGGATACTGCCTGTCCACCCTTGAGTATTGAACCGTCTGGCCCAGGCAAAGAAAATGACTTATATTCGTCAATTGCAACTTGGGCAAAGGTCAGGAGCGAGCTCTCGTATGACCGAAGTGCCTCGTTTCTTCTCGCTTCTGCCAAGTCATTTCGCGCCTCTTCTGCTTCTGATCGAGCGATTTCTATTTGTTTTTCTTGAAAGTTCAAACTCTTTATTAAAAGGTATATGGTTATAAAGTTGAGTAACGGATTTAGAACCCCTCCTGTGTAGTCGCCGAAAACCCCCCAGTTGCCAGGGTTTTTCGAAGGTGCTCCGCCAAAGTTTGCGTAGTAAATCGCCCACACTAACGCGAGGAATGCGGCAGCTAAAATAACAGGGCTAAACTTTTTCATAGACGCGATGCAAAATGTAGTGTTTTACACGCTCATCATAAGAGCGTACTTCTGTCACATCAGCCTGGATAGGTAGAAATTGGTCGTTGACTACCCCGGTGAGGCTTTCAGCAAGAAGGTTCATTTCTTTTTTACTGATCTGTGGCTTTCCCTTGACCATTTTTGGCGAGAAGCTAATTGACTCTGCATCGTGTCGGTCAATGAATCTCCCGGTGCAACGTCGACCGTTGAAACGACTCACTGCCACGGTAATTGTCTTTTCTTTTGGGTCTTTTATGTCTTCAGTCATGTATTTATGACTCAAGCTGTCAAATGTAAGTATTTTGGTTTGTGCTTTCTTTAGAGTGACCTTGTAGCCTTGCCCGCTCACAGGGTGGTGAATTCGAACAAGAGGGCGATATAGGCGTTCCAGCAACTTGTCCAGGTCGTCCATGCCATTTAGCCATTTCATTGTTTTGCGGCGATCTGACTTTGTTGTTCCTCCCATCGGGATTCCTAGAAGTAGAGTCAGTGTCTCGATGTATGCTGGGACCCCCATGGCTTTGAGAGTGCTAATTGCTATTGCGCCGGTAAACTCAATTTCAAATTTTTGCCGGAACGATCCTGGGGAAGAGTTTTTGAAGTTTAAGCCGAATCCTTTAACTGATGGTGTTTGAGTAACAACTTCATCGTGGATAATTGCATGCGTTGCAATTGCAATTGCTTCGGCGGCACCACCCATAGAGTCGGTACCGTAATAGAAGTCCAGATCGCTAAAATTTCTCTCTCCACTTTGATAGTAGAGTTCGAATGGTATCTTTATACTTCCGTGCATTGTAGGGCTCCTGGCTTTTTCATTTGATAATTCTTTTGATTGTCTTCGTAAGGTTGGTTAGCTAGCCAGTGCGTGAGTCATGTCTGGCCTCAACCCATAGGGTTGAAGCTGCTAGCGGCAGAGCAGTAACGTTGTCTTAGGACGTCACTGCGGGGCTTTCGGTCGCTTTGCCATCTACCGTCCCATGACCGGCATTCTTCTTTGAAGAATTGCTTCGCTCCCTTTCTGCATTCGCGGTAGTCAATTGATCCACGTTTGTGATTAGCGCATACCGAAGTGTCGTCAATGTAATTATTAAATACCGTCCACGCGGCGTAGTAATGCGCGCCGCCGCTCCATTTGTCGACCCAAGCACCTGATTGCTCGATGTTGTTATGGGCCGATCTACTCGAAGCGGCGGTGGGATTTCGGTACGCCTCGGATTGGCGCACGGCCTCCATGTCAACGACATTTGTAGCCCCCTTGGGGACGTAGTTGGTGTCGTTGTAGACGGTTTGCTTTGGCTGGGTCTGTTGGTGGTTGCGCTCGTTTACGTCATCCCAGAACAGTTGCTCTGGTGTCGCGGCGGGCTGGCCGGTGGGCTCGCTGAACTCGTATTTCGGCGTATAGCTTTCTGCCGGGGGCGCCTGAGTAATTGGCGGCTCAGGTGAAAACTGGAGCTTGTGATCGGCCACGTAGATGGCCAGGGCGGTGAAAGCGACACCGATGGTAACGGCCACCACCCACTTTCCAGCGCTTTGGTGTTTGCGCTTGAGGTGCTGCGGGGCATCGTCCCAGTCTGCTTTCATCTGCACTCAGTCCTTTGAGGTGTGCTGCACTATCATAGTGCCAGTAGATAATCCTACTTTCTGAAGGGATAGGGAAGGGGCTCACGTCACTCGGCAATGCCAGAATTGTGAGTAGGCCACGCCGTCGATGAACTCAATGCCGGTGATGAGCAGTGCATTGGTCCTCACACCGTGAATTTGCACGTCGTGCAGTGTTGGCAAAATCGACCCGCTAGGACTGGTTTTGAGGATTTCGGCGATCAAGGTAGGGCGGTTGAGTGGCGAGGTCGAGGCCATCCGCACCCATACGTCTCCTCTTAGTACAGGGGCTTTGTCGAAGCCAGCGCGTCCAAGGACTTTGCCATAGCGGCGCATGCGGCGAATATCAAATTGCATAGTCAAAATACTGTTTAAATAAACAGTATTTTTGCTGGCGTTTGGCTAGTCGGCAATCGTCACTGGTCGGATTGCCGCGCTAACCACATCCTTTGCTGAACCAGCGCAGTGCCACCTTCCTAGTTAGCTCTACCCCGCGCTGGGTTTGGCTAATTTGGCATCGGCTTCCTCGTAGTCAGGGCTCACGTGGCCGTTCTGAGGCTCAACGCGACCGCTCACTAGCCAAAGGGCGTACTCCGGAAACGCCTGAGCAAGGATGCCGATTTCCTCGGTGCTGATGCGTATCTTCTCGCTGCTGATGTTCCTCCACCGATCATAGTTTTTGCCGCCCATATCGCTCAATCGTCTTGGGCCGACCTTCTTGATCAATTGAAGGGCTCTATCTTTTACGCCGTCCATCAAAGATAAATTCAATCCGAGTAATCTTTACGCATTGGATTGCTTTGCGTAATATGCACGCAAGCGTATTATTTACGCAGAGATGACTGTCTGCATTGGAATGAATAGTGACGGAACGAGCATGGAACTGGAAGAGCTTAACCCCGGTGCCCTGATAGGGCCGCAACAGGATGTGGAGTCCATCGAGCGGTGGGCGGAGCGCAACGGCATTAGCTACGGCACCGCCCGCGCCTGGGTTTACCGGGGGTGCTGCCGTCCGTGAAGCTTGGAAAGCTGCGCATGGTAAATAGCGCGCTGCTGCGCAACTGGCTGTTGGAACAGGAGTGGACGGCATGAGCCGCACCGATCCGCAATTCAAGCTCCGTATGCCTCCAGCTCTTCGCGCTCGGGTTGAACAGGCTGCCAAGGCCTCTATGCGCTCCCTGAATGCCGAACTGGTCTTTCGTGTTGAGCAGAGCTTTGAAGGCGTTGAGCTAGCGCGCGTTCTGTCGAGCAACCCGATTAACGCCTTGTTGGGCTTCCTTGAGGGCTATCTGCTGCACGCGGCAGAGCATCCCAGCGAACCCTTCAACCGCGCCCTGATGCTGATCGATGGCCTCATGGACTCCGGCTACCTCTCCCAGCCGGAAGAATCCTATCTGACCGACCTGCGGGTTGAGGCTCTCGCCTGGGGCCGTGCTCGCCAAGATAAGGAGGAAGCTGACCATGTCGTCTCCGAATTACTTGCGCCAAACCCACGCCCCGGACTGCGCTTGCTCTGTGTGCTGGTCCGCAAGGCAGGTCATCCCATTGCACAGCCCGTCGCCGTGTCCGGACTGCCGGCCCCTGGGCTGCCCTATCGGGAAGGTGGCCGCTGGCTCTGCCGTCCCCGTTCCTTCTGCGCGAAACACGACCCGTCCCGGCGTCCGCCGAAGTACTGGCACGTTGTGTACGACAGCGGGAAACCCACGCCCGGCGTTCGACTGCACAAACCTTTCGTCCTGGAGTGACTGCCTTATGAGACAGCCAACCGCACTGATTGCCTGCGAGTTCTCCGGGCGTGTCCGCGATGCACTGGCCCGGGTTGGTTTTTACGCCGTGAGCTGCGATCTGCTGCCTTCGGAAACCGAAGGGGAGCACGTCCAGGGGGATGTCCTGGAAATGCTGGACTGGGGGTGGGATCTGCTGATTGCCCACCCGCCCTGCACTGACCTGGCTACCTCGGGTGCCCGCTGGTTTCCCGAGAAGATTGCTGACGGTCGTCAGGCACGTGCCCTGGAGTTCGTTCGTACCCTGCTGTCGGCGCCTATTCGATTCAAGGCACTGGAGAACCCCAAGTCTGTGATCTCCAGCCATATTCGCAAGCCGGACCAGATCATCCAGCCCTGGATGTTCGGACACGGCGAGCGCAAGGAAACGCACCTCTGGTTGCAGAACCTGCCGCTTCTGGAGCCGACCCGTATCGTCGATGGACGTTCTCCGGTCGTGCATTACATGGCGCCAGGCCCTGACCGCTGGAAGGACCGTAGCCGGACCTATATCGGTATCGCCGAGGCGATGGCCGAGCAGTGGGGCCGTTATGTGATGCGGGCCTTGGCGGAACCAGAATCTGTGAGTTTTCACCCCGAGCAGCAGGACCTGCTGCGTGTCCTGGAGGGCTGACCCATGCTCGCTGACACCCTGAAAGCGCTGCTCCTGCTCTGCCTGATCCAGGCCGCCCGCACCGTGGCCGATCCGGTCAAGGGCCGCGCTCCCGGCTCGTCGGAACAGCCTCACCGTTCCGGCGAACGGAAGCACGGGCGCAGCGCACCCTTGAACGCCTCCCCCTGAAACAGCCTCTGCTTGGGAGTGTGGGGCAGCTTCTCCGCCCCGCGCTCCCGAGCCCTCGGCGGCAAGAGCGGGATGACAAGGGCAGAGCCCTTGGTGTTGCTCTGCGGGTTCCAAGGGGAAGGATTCCCCTTGGCCGTCGGAGACGACGTTGCGATAGGGATCGTTACCCGGATGGGCCAAGACGAACACCCTTGGTTGGCTTGGCTCGCTAGCGAATAGAGCCCGGCCCGAAGGGATCGCCCGACAAATCACTTTCACCCAACACCGCTGAATGAAGGCGAAACAGCCGAATTTGCAGCAGCGGGACAACTCACGCCGAAAAAGGCGAATTGAAGGAGAAACACCGATGAACATGTTTGCAACCCAAGGCGGCGTCGTCGAACTGTGGGTCACCAAGACCGACACCTACACCTCGACCAAGACCGGGGAAATCTACGCCTCGGTCCAATCCATCGCCCCGATCCCGGAAGGTGCCCGTGGCAACGCCAAGGGCTTCGAGATCAGCGAATACAACATCGAGCCGACCCTGCTGGACGCCATCGTCTTCGAAGGCCAGCCGGTGCTCTGCAAGTTCGCCAGCGTGGTCCGCCCGACCCAAGACCGTTTCGGCCGGATCACCAATACCCAAGTCCTTGTGGATCTGCTGGCCGTGGGCGGCAAGCCGATGGCGCCGACCGCCCAAGCCCCGGCCCGCCCGCAAGCGCAGGCCCAAGCCCCGCGCCCGGCCCAGCAGCCGCAGGGCCAGGACAAACAAGACAAGTCCCCGGACGCCAAGGCGTAAGCCGTAGGAGGCCGCGATGCTCCGCTATCTCTCGCTGTTCGCGGTAGGTCTGGCCACAGGCTACGCCTGGGGCTGGATCGACGGCCTAGCGGCCTCCCTGGCTGTTTGAGGACTGATCGCTATGTCAGGCGTTGTCGCTGTGCAGGTGTGTACCGCGTGGACCTCGACTCCCGAGGGCTTCATGGCGTGTCGCGAACTCGCATGGCAACAGGCCTACCTGATTCCGCCAGAGGCCGCTGGATACGTGGACATCCTGGTCAACGGTGGTTTCTCCCCGGAAGCCTTCGGCATCGGTGCCGCTGGCGTCCTGGGATCGTTCGTGACGGGGCTTTTGATTGGCTGGGTCGCGTCACTTCTTCGTAAAGCCAAATAGAGAGGAAACACCATGAAAGCAATGAAGCAACGCATCGCCAAGTTCAGCCCGGTCGCCTCGTTCCGCAACCTGTGCATCGCCGGTTCCGTCACTGCCGCGACTTCGCTGCCGGCCTTCGCCGGGGTGATCGACACCAGTGCGGTGGAATCGGCGATCACCGATGGGCAGGGCGATATGAAGGCCATTGGCGGCTACATCGTCGGCGCCTTGGTGATCCTGGCCGTCGCCGGCCTGATCTACAGCATGTTGCGCAAGGCGTAACGGGTGCTCTGGTCGGTGTGGTTGGGGGCGTTCTTCGCCGGCGCCTTCATCACCGGGTACCGGACCGGCGAATTCTTCTAACCGAACAGACCGAGGCGGAAGCCCCTCCGGAGTTTCCGGCGGGGCTTTTTATTACCCGGAGAAAAGATAAATGAGCATTAAGACATTGATATCTGTCCTGAGGGTAACGCTTCTTACGGCGTGCTTGTTGCCTTCGTTATTCTTTGCTCGGAGTGCTATTGCGGGCCCTTATATATGGGAGGTTGTTATGTACTCCTCCAGTGGCTCTAGCACTCCTGCCGAAGCATGCGAGAAAGCACGGGTTGTTGCGGATAGGTCTCCGGATTGGAACTATACAAGCGCCACGCCCAAGATGAATGGGTTGGATAATTCATATTGTTCTGTTGTGTATGTTTCTCGTAGAGACCCTAGTGTTGTTAATACTTGTGATGACTGCGCTAGCTGGAAGCTTTTTAGAAAGGGGGATCAGTGTGCCAATGCTGATGATACCTACAATGCCTCCACTGGTATTTGTGAGCCGCCGCCCAAGGAGTGTAAGGAAGGCGAACTGTTCCCGGCCAAGGGCCCGGACTCGCCCGTAGTTACCTCGGGAGGCCGTAACTATGTCGGTGACGGCGGCGCCCCGACCGCCTGCTATCAAAGCTGTGAGTATGGCGGCAATCCCAGCCCGGCCAGTTGCTATCTGGTCAAAGGCTCCACCACGACGGGCTTCTGCAACTACATTCTCAAGGGCACCGGCCAAAGCTGCGGTGCCGACTCTTACACCTTCTCCCAGACCGGCGATTCGCTGAACCCGCCCGACACTCCGAACACCGATCCCTCCGACCCGAACGATCCCGGCTGCCCGCCCGGCTGGTCGTGGTCGGGAACTACCTGCGTCAAGGCCCCGACCGATCCCACGGATCCAACCGACCCGACCACGCCGGGCGGCGACGGCGGCGGCGATGGCAATGGCGGTGGAAACAACAACGGCGGCGGCAATGACGGCGGCACCGGCAATGGTGACGGCAGCGGGGGAGGGGACGGCAACGGCGGGGGCGATGGTAGCGGGGACGGTGACGGCAGCGGCACGGGCGGCGATGGCAACGGTACATGCGACCCGGCGAAAGAGAACTGCTCCACCGGCCCCGAAGGCCCCGGCGGCGAACTCAAGGAACCCACGCCCGGCACCTGGGATGACGCCATCGCCACCTGGGAAAAGAAGGTCGAGGACGCCAAGAAAGAACTCAAGACCAAGGTGAAGGCCAACGTCGACCAGATGAAGGGTGCCTTCGACCTCAACCTGGCGGAAGGCGGCGGGCAACTGCCCTGCGAGTCCATGACCATTTGGGGCAAGTCCTACTCCCTCTGTATCTCCGACTACGCCGGCCAACTCTCCAGCCTGCGCGTGGCGCTGCTGCTGATGGCCGCGCTGATCGCCGCCCTCATTCTGCTGAAGGACTGACCCTATGGAATGGCTCTCCGGTTTCCTCGATCAGATCATCGCCTTCTTCCAGTGGATCTGGGACTTCTTCGCCCAAGGCATCTATGACTTCGTGCGCGACGGCCTGGTGGTCGCCACCAAGGCGTCGATGTACGCCGCGCTCCAGACCCTGATCCTGCTGATCGATGTCAGCTACACCGCCGCCCGCGAACTGATCGACAGCCTCGGCGTGCCGCAGATGATCCGCAGCATGTACGCCGCGCTGCCGGGTCCGATTGCGGCGGGACTGGCCTTCTTCGGCGTGCCGCAGGCGCTGAACATCATCATGGTCGCGGCGGCGACGCGCTTCTGCATGCGCTTCGTGCCGTTCATTGGGAGGTGATCCGTGTCGATCAAGATCCACCACGGCCCCAATGGCTCCTACAAGACCTCCGGCGCGATCCAGGATGACGCCGTGCCCGCGCTGAAAGACGGGCGGGTGATCATCACCAACGTGCGCGGCTTCACCCTGGAGCGGGCCTATCAGGTCTTCCCGGACCTGCCCAATACGGCGGAAATCATCAACCTCGATCTGGAGTCGCTGGAAGACCTCGAAAAGATGCGCACGTGGTTCCAGTGGGCGCCCCGCGGGGCCTTCCTGATCTTCGACGAAACCCAACTGCTGTTTCCCAAGTCCTGGCGGGAAAAAGACCTCGAGCGTTTCGACTACCCCGGCGGACCGGAAGCGGCCCACGCGGCCGACCGCCCCATGGGCTGGCTCGACGCCTGGACCCGGCACCGGCATTTCAACTGGGACATTGTCCTCACCACGCCGAACATCTCCTACATCCGCGACGACATCCGCATGACCTGCGAGATGGCCTACAAGCATTCCAACCTCGCGGTGATCGGCATCCCTGGCCGCTACAAGGAGGCCCAGCATGACGCCCAACTCAACCGTCCGCCCGCCGATGGCACCATCATCGAGTACAAGCGGATCCGAAAGCAGACCTTCGCCCTCTACCAGTCCACGGCCACCGGCAAGACCCAGGACACCAAGGCCGGCAAGAGCCTCTTCCGGTCGCCTAAGCTGGTTCTTCTACTGGCATTGCTGGCCGGCACTATTGGCTTTGTCTGGTATATGGGGCCTCTGCGCACGATTGGCGGTCCGGCTGCTGCGACACCTGCCGACGCTCCTGGCGACCCTGCTCAAGCCCCTGCTGCGCCCGCTGCTGTGGCTGCTCCAGCGCGTCCTGCTGCGAATAGCTTTCTTCCTCCTGGGCTTGTACCTGATGGGCCTGCTGCTGCGCCTGTTGATCTGAACGCCCATCCCTTCGCCGATCGGCGGATTTCGATCCTCGCCCACGCCTACATGCCGTCGAAGGGCGATATCTACATGTTCGCCCTGGATGACCCTGCCGGCCGGCACCTGGAACTCACCAGTTGGCAACTCGTGGGATCCGGCTACGCGATCAAGCCACGCGGCGAGTGCGTGGCCGAACTGCTCTACGGGGAATGGGAGGGGACCGTCACCTGTGCCGGCTCTTCGGTCCGGCCGGTGGCGGTCGCTGGCGAGCCGCCGTTGCTCAACCTGCCGCCATCGGCAGCGGGCGCCCGTGAGCCTGACAAGGTGCCGCTGACCATCGTCCCCGATTCCGAATACGCCTCGCGGCCCTGGAGGCAGAAATGATCGATTGGGAATTCCTCGTTCCGGTGGCTATGGGCTGGGCGCTGCATCACTGGTGGACGGTGATGACGGCGCTAGCGGCGGTAGGGGTGCCGCCATGAGGGGCGGGCCGCGCCGCCGGCCGGGAGCGGAAGGCATGAGCGATAGGCCGAAGGCGCGGCCGACGCCCCTGTAACACGTCAGATAACCCCCGATCAGCAACCCCATAGAACCTCATTAACGGGTAAAGAACATGAAGACTCCGATCCATCCAACGCGACTGGTCCTCGAAGAGAACGGGGATTTCCACAAGTCCCCGAAGGGGATGCTTTTCATGGACCCGCTCAATGGACAGTTCACCGACCTGTCAGGCGTGCGCATCCTGCGGTGTGGCGTGGACACCGTGCGGCAGTTGTACAACGGCAAGCTCCGGCCGGAAGTCATGGCGCTGTTTGACCTGTCGGTGGATGTGGTCGAGTTCGCCGGTTACGAATGGTCCAAGGGCCGTATCGGTCGCGACTCTGGCTATCAGTACCGCCTGCAGAACGCCGAAATGGGCCTGATCTTGCTGATCAAGAACCACAACATCAAGGTCGACACCATTGGCTCGCACCTCAAGATCGAGGTGTCGCCTCACGCCATTGACGGCGCCGATCCGCGTATTCTCCAGGGCGTGCTGGATGACCTGGCCGCAGCGGTGCTGAGTCACTGCGAGACCAACCAAGCAGCCGTGCATATCGCGCTGGATGTGCAGGGCTGGACGCCTCCGGCTGATCTCGTTGACCGCATGCATTGCCGCTCGCGTCGGGTGCGGCAAATCAGCGGGATCGAGCGGATCGAGTTCGACGGCAACGCCTCGGTCTACGGGCGTGGCGAGACGTACATGTTCGGCTCGGCCAACGGTCTGCAACTGTCGATCTATAACAAGACCCTCCAGGCTCGGGCCACCGACAAGCTCGACTATTGGGAAAGCGTGTGGGCGACCCTGAACGGGGATCCGTTCGGCGATGGCGACCCGGCCTATAACCCCCTGGAAACGGTCTGGCGGCTCGAATTCCGCTTCCATCACTCCATCGTCCAGCAGTTCTCCGAAGGCTCGCGCATGGCTTCGGGAGAGGTCATTGGCTGCCGCACCTATGAGGGGCTTTGCCCGCACCTGCAAGGACTGTGGAACTACGCCTGCGAAAGCTTCAAGCTGCTGAGCCGGACGGCGGTCTACGATCCGTTCTGGAGCCTGATCAGCCAGGACGCCCGCGTCCAGGTCGAGTGCGATCCGCTGATCGAGCGCACCGAGTATCGGCGCTATTACAAGACCGCCAAGGGCTTTAGCGGGCGCAACTGCGAGATGTTTCTCGGCCAGTTCGTGAGCCTGATCGCGCGGGAGCGTGTCCCGGCAAAAAAGGCTATTGAGTCCGCCCGTAAACTGGAGTTCTGGCACGTTATCGAAGACCACTATCTCGCCAAGGGTTGGACTCGTCGCGATCTGGAAAGGCACATACACAAGCTGATGTGTGATCGGTATCTGCGGCGGGGGTATGCCGTCTAATGTCGATCACCAAGCTCCCCGATGGCCGTTGGTTCGTCGATGTAGAACCGATCAAGGGCAAGCGCTTTCGCAAGCGGTTCAAGACCAAGATGGAGGCGCAGCAATTCGAGGCCACCGCGCGTCAGAAGTGTGCGGAAAACCCCTGCTGGACGCTCAGGCCGAAGGACCGTCGGCGTCTCTCGGAGTTGGTCGAACTCTGGTATGAACTGCACGGCCAGACCTTGAGCAACGGGCATCGTTGCGTGGCGATTCTGCGGTTGGTGGCAAAGGACCTGGGCGACCCGGTCGCTGTCTCCCTGGAGCCTGCGAAAGTGGCTCGGTTGCGTAGCCGACAGATAGCCAATGGCATGTCGGGCAAGACCGCGAACAACCGTCTTGGCTACCTCAAGTCCAGTACAACGAATTGCGCCAACTCGGCGTCATTGACTATGAGAATCCGGTAGGGCGCATGCGGCCGCTCAAGCTTCAGGAAAGACCGTTGTCGTACCTGACCAAGCATCAGGTGTCCGAACTGCTTACGGCCCTGGATGCGCGCACCACGTCGCCACATCCGAAGATGGTCGCTCGTATCTGCCTCGCGACAGGGGCTCGATGGGGTGAGGCTCAGGCGCTGACGCCGGAACGTCTGAAAGGTAATACGGTGATCTTTGCCAACACTAAGTCCAAGCGTGTGCGCTCGGTGCCGATCTCGGAAGAATTGGGCGCCGACCTTCGCCGGCATTGGCAGACCCACGGGCCGTTCACGAACTGCCTTGGCGTGTTCCGCCTGGTGCTGCTGTCGACCTCGATCAAGCTGCCGAAGGGGCAGGCCAGCCACGTACTGCGCCACACGTTCGCCAGTCACTTCATCATGAACGGCGGGCACATCGTGACCCTACAGCACATCCTGGGGCACGCCTCGTTGTCGATGACGATGCGATATGCGCACCTCTCCCAAGACCACCTATCTGAGGCTGTTCGATTCAACCCGCTCATAGGTTGAAGGCTGCGGGGGTCGACAGAGGGAAAGAAAAATAGACTTGAGGTGGTTCAAATTCGGTCTGAATTCGGATTATGATGTTGGAGCCGACGGTAGACAGACTGCCGACGCGCGAATCCCACTCGTCGCCTGGATATGGAGCGTGGTGGAGTTCGAACACCGTAGAACCTGAGTTCCAGGCCTTAAGTGTTCCCACAGCAATGGAGGTACCGGCTCATGCGAGTCGAGACAATTAGTTATTTGAAACGTCATGCGGCTGACCTGGATTTATCCGAGCCAATGGTCGTCACGCAGAACGGTGTTCCTGCCTATGTGGTTGAGTCATATGCTGAGCGGAAGCAGCGCGATGAAGCAATTGCGCTGGTGAAGTTGCTTGCGATTGGCTCCCGCCAGTACGCAGAAGGCAAGCATCGCTCTGTTGATGATTTGAAAGCTCGCCTTTCCAGGAGGTTCGCTCAGCCAGAATAAGGAGGTTTAATGTCCCCGGTCGTCATTCGTTTTACTGATACCGCAGAGCAAAGCATCGAAGACCAAGTCCACCACTTGGCTCCATTCCAAGGTGAACAGGCTGCACTCCAGTCAGTACTGAGCCTTTTGGATGAGATTGAAGAGAAGATTTCACTTGCACCTAAAGGTTACCCAGTCAGCCAGCAGGCGAGTCTTCTGGGGGTGCTGAGCTATCGCGAGCTTAATACCGGCCCCTATCGTGTTTTTTACGAATTCCACGAAGAGCAAGGCGAGGTGGCAGTGATCTTGGTTTTGCGACAGAAGCAGAGCGTTGAGCAGCAATTGATCCGCTACTGCTTGGTGGGGCCAATCGAGTGATGGCTTTCTACTCCTGAGCATGTAGCGCTGAATGCGCCTCGACACTTCTTCGACACCTTTCCTTCCCCCAAAAAGCAAAGCCCCCGAAACGCTAGGCATTTCAGGGGCTTGGCAGGGTGATCTGGAGCGGGCGAAGGGAATCGAACCCT